CGGCGAGCTCGAGTCCGCGCAGCTCGGTTCGGGCTCAGGCGCCCGGGGGACAGGCGGCGAGTCTGGCCCCGTCGGCCCGCCCGGCCAGCTCGGCGGCGCGCGCCGTCACGCCCGCGGACCTGCCGACGCTGAAAGCGACCGTCTCGTCGCCCTCGCCGCGAGGGACGACGTCGTCCGGATCCCCGCGGGCCTCGGTGAAAGGCATACCGCCGAGCGGAGACGCCGGCTGACGAGAAGATGGTAAGTTAGGACCGTAGCCCGGCCGCCCGATCAGCGGCCCGAGCCCTCGCAGGAGCCTTGGGAGTGGTGGATCCCGGACCAGGGATTCACCGATGCTCGAGGTCGACCCCCTCAACGGCAACATCACCATGGACCGCGGGGATTACTTCGACCCGCAGTTCACCGTGGTCGACGCCGCCGGCACTCCGCTCGACGTCTCCGCCGCCAGCTTCACCCTCACGGTCAAGAAGTCGATCGACGACGCCATCGCCGCGGCGATCTTCCAGCTCACCACGGGCGCCTCGCAGTTCGACATGTCGCAGGCGGCCCAGGGGATCGTGAAGGTGAAGGGCCTGGAGACGCTGACCCAATCGCTCTCCGGCGACTTCCAATACGACTGCCAGATGATCCTCGCAAGCCTGACGCGGACGATTCAGCCGGCGGCGCGCCTGCGCATCCGCAAGGACGTCACGACGGTCGGAACGGCTCCGGCGCCGCCGGTCGTGGGAGTGCTCTTCCCCGATTGGATCGCCCTCCCGACGTTCCTCTACTGGAAGGACGCCGCGGACCAGAAATGGGTCAAGTTCCAACTCTTCAACCGGAACATGCAGTACGTCAGCGAGTCGGTGAACCCGCCGCCGTTCTAGGACATGAGAATGAAGCGAACACTCCTCCTCGTCGTGCTCATCGCCTCGGTGCCGGGGCCTTCCTGGGCGACGCTCCTCACGGGCGGCTCGACCACGCGCGTCGTCACGATGACCGACTGCGTCACGGGGATCACCTGCGATGCGAAATCCCCGGAGTTCTGCCAGCAACCGACGGCCCTCTACATGTGCAATACGAGCTTGGGGAGCTATGTCGTCGTCACTGCCGGCGCAGGCGGGGGCGCGCCTGGCGGATCGAATACCCAGTTCCAATACAACAACGGCGGGGTCTTTGGCGGTGCCGCGCAATTCACCTATGACAGCGCCAGCGGCGCCGCCAGCTTCGGCAAGATGCCGTTTTTCCATACGACCTCGGGGGTCGGGACAGCGACCTTCCAGGCGACGAGCCCCGACGTCGTCAGCCTGATCTTCGACCAGGACGCGCTCAATGGGAGCTACGGCATCTGGGACGAGACAATCGACTTCGGGGACAAACGGAGCCTCAGCTTCCATCACTCCTGGCCGGCCAACCCGCCTGACGGCCAGGACGTGATGTTCTGGACGCACGAGGCGCACCCGAAGATGGGCTTCGGGGCGATGGGCATACCAACGGCGACCTTCGACTTCCTGGATTATTCGGCAACGGATCGCATCACGATGCTCGTGCGGCCCAATAGCGGGCATTCCCTTACGACTCCGACGATCCAAGTCAACGACCGGAACGGTTCCGGTACCCTCTCCGGTGCCTTGAATGTCTGGCCGGACGGTGCGAGGGGCGTCACGCTCGGATCGAGCGATGCCACCACGAGAGTCTTCAACGATAATTCCGGAAACCGCGCAATCAGCCTGGGAACAGCCGGAACGGTTGGGAGCAACGTCCATCAGGCGCTCACGAATAATAACGCGGGCACCAAGCACTCCGAACTCCGCTTCAACCTCGACGGCAGCATCGGCTTCTACGCCGACTACACGCACCGCACGGACGGCACCGATCTGACCTCGACGCTGCTCCAGCGTTTCGGCATCGGGACATCCGGCGTCATCAGCCTCATTCCGGACGGGACGAACGGCGCGACGGTCGGTTCAACCGGCGTACTCTCCAAGACCGGAACCGGCACCGTCCAGGCCGACACGATCGTCGGCTCGACGACGTTCCCGGGAACCTGCGCGGCCAACGCCTCCTTCTACGTCAAGACCGACGCGGTCCCTGCCGGCCAACAGCTCTACCTCTGCAATTCCGCCGGCAACGGCTGGAACCTCGTCGGCGACGGCGCGGCCGGCGGGACGACACACAACCTGCTCTCCTCGACCCATCTCGACACGACGGCGGCGGCGGTGGTGCGCGGCGACATGATCGCCGGGATCGGCGCGACCCCCTCCTGGCAGCGCGTGGCGCACGGCGGGACGGGAACCTACCCGAAGTGGAACGGCACCGACATCGTCGCTTCCACCGGAGCCGCCTCGGGGGTGGGCGGCTGCGCGGCGAACTCCTGGGCCAGCACGCTCAACGCGGACGCCGCGCCGACCTGCACCGGCCTCGCGGCCAGCGTCATCACGGACACGAAGTGCGCGAACATCGATCCGACCTCGACGACCTCGGACTGGTTCTTCTGGCGGCCGGAGTTCAACTCCACCGTGACGCACGTCAACTGCATCGTGGACGTCGTGACCTCCGTCGTGATGACGCTCAGGAAGTGTGACGCCAACGGTGGCTCCTGCACGGCTGTCGAGGCGGCGATGACTTGTGGGACGACGAACACGACCGAGTCGGGGGCCATCGACTCTGCTGCGCTGACCGCGGGCACCTGGACGCGGATCCTCCGCGGGACGGTGACGGGGGCCGCCACGCAGGCGACGCTCTGCGTCACCTACACGATCCCATGAAACGGCTGGCAATCTTCCCGGCGATCCTGGCGCTCCTTCTCCTCGCCGCGCCGGCATGGGCGACGACCTACTACGTCGATGCCAAATGCCCGACAGCAGGCAACGGGACGTCCGCATCGTGCCTGTCGAGCCCGACGACGAACAATCCGAAGGTTGACATTCCCGCTGGCATTTCACTGCTTGCAGCGGGCGGCGGCGACACGCTGAACATTCGCGGCGTCCATTCGGCTCATGACAACTGCCCCGGTGATACTGAGGGTCGGTACTACTCCGACCAGATCACCATCAGCGGCAAGACCGCTGGGACGACGATCATCCAGCCGAATGGCTATGCCGGCATCGGCACAGGCGAAAGCGTCTATATCGACGGCACCAAGTTCCCGAGCGGCGGCTGGACGAAGTGTGCCGACTGCTCCGGAACCGGCCCCGTCGGCTGCCAGAATGTCCCCGGCACTTGCGGGGATGCCTGGTATGCAACGGACAGCGGGACCGCGAACAAAGCCATCGGAGCCCAGAAGATCGACGGCACGATGACCTATCGGGTCCTGGCACTCACCGCCCTCAACGGCCCGAACGACACGCCGACGTCCGGCTATGCCGGCACCTCTCCAGAGGTGGACTCCTACAGCGGTCAGGGCCTCAACGCCGTGATCACGGTCAAATGGGGGCAGGGGGCGAATTCGCCTTGCGCGGGCTCCAGTCCCTGCACGACGGATACGACGGCCGGCAAGCGCTTCTACGTCTTCAACAACAACAACGGCTTCGGCTTCTACGTCACGAACACGGTCGGGCTGACGATCCAGGGGCTCACGTTCCGCTGCCACAAGGGGGCCTCGATCCTGTTCATCGACGACTCCGGTGCGACGCAGTCGAACACGGTGGCGGACGTTCACATCCTCTACGACAGCGCCATCAGCGGCACCGGGCCGGACTACGGGATCGCCTTCTACCGGACGGTGTCGGCGACCGTGAAGGACAGCGAGTTCGGCTGGACCGGGAGCGAGGCCATCCACTCCCAGGCGAACCATACGGCGACCGCGCTCACGGTGCAGCACAACTGGATGCACGACCTGGGCGATCAGAACGTCATGGGGCCCCAGGCCATCGGGACCCCGAGCGGCTCGATCTTCGGCGACGACGCCGGCTTCGGCGACTATACCGGGTCGATCTTCGAAAACAACCTGCTCCAGAACCTCCGAGGCAACCTGGCCGGCGGCACGAGCGTCGGCCGCGGCCTCATCCTGGAGAACTCGTCGAGCAACTGGATCGTCCGCAACAACGTCTGGAGCGGAGTCGCCGCGACATGCCTGAAGCTCGACTCGGTCGGCGCCGGAACGGCTCATGTGGACAACAACCAGATCTACAACAACCTCTTCGACAATTGCGGCACGCTCCCCGGAGGAACGACTTCGCCGGGCATCCTCGCCGTCACCTCATCCGGCAAGACGCTCCAGAACAACGTCATCTACAACAACGCCTTCACGAACTCGCTCGACGGGTCGATCAACCTCCAGACGGGAGGCACGATCTCCGGCAACCTGATCCGCAACAACGTCTTTTATGACGTGGGCAGCAAGAAGGTCGTGGACTGGCAAAGCGGCTCGGGCACGGACATCTACGAGAACAACCTGGCCTTCAGCGCGACGCTTCCCGGCGGCAACAACCTCGTCGGCTGGACCGGCGCACACATCAGCGGCGGTCCGAACTACACCTGCGCGCAGATGGCGAACGTCGCGGCGAGCGATAAATGCAGCGATCCGATCTTTACGTCGTCGAGTGATTTTCACATCCAGACGACCTCGCCCGCCAAGGACGCCGGGACGTCGACGGGGATGCCGTCTGGTCGGACGGCGGACATCAACAATTCCCTCGCCTCGCTCCACGGACTGCCCTCGTATGCCGACGGTCAGCCACAGTTCGGACCCGCCTGGGACATGGGCCCGGACGAGTTCAGCCAGGCGGGCGCGGGCGGTCGGAGGACGATGATCATCGCCAAGCGCTTCCGGCCGCGGATCAAGGACTGCCCATGATCCGGAACCCCGAGCGTCTCTTCCAGGGCTGCCCCACGGGCTCGATGCAGTTCTACAAGCTGCGCCTCATCGAGCACTTCCTCCTGGCGCCGCTCGGCGCGACCTTCGATGCCGAGATCACCAGCGCCTACCGCTCACAAACCGGCCAGGCCGCCCTCTACGTCATGGACCCGAAGCGGGCCGCGCGGAAGGCGAAGGGCGTGAGCCAACACGTCCTGGGGGAGGCCGTCGACGTCGTCCCGGAGGGCGATCTGAAGGTCTGCTTCCTCTGGTGCCTGGAGCACCTGCGGCCTTGGCAGGCGATCCTGGAGTACGAGAAGGGCCGCCCCAGGCTGATCCATCTCAGCCTGCCCAGCGAGCACCCGGAGATCGAGAGCAAGCGTCTCCTGTTCATCGATCCCGTCGGCGACCAGCCCGGGCGCTACGAGAACTTCACGGGGAGCTTCCCGGCATGAGATTCCTGCGGCTCAACCGGACGGAATGGGCGGGGCTCGCCGTGCTCGTCGCGGCCCTGGTCTACGGATCGCAATGGCTGACGGCGCGCGATCTGGTGATCACGGCGCGGGCTTCCATCGAAAAGCGCATGGAGGCCCAGGAGCGCAAGCTCGATGCCCTCTTCAACTGGGCGGACCTCATCAGTCAGATTCAGGGCTGGCCGCGGCCGACGATCCCGGACCGTCCCGCGGCGCTGCCGCACATCCCGCCATCCGGCGAAGATCCGATCGCCGCCGAAGTCGATCAAGGAGAACCCTCCCGATGAACACGAACGATCTTCTGCTCGCTGCCCTGGTCCAGCTCACGACTCTCATGGCCGCGAACTGGACGGCGACCGAGGCCCTGGGCAACGCCCTCAAGGCCCGCGGCCGCGCCGTCCCGAAACTTCTGATCTCCTGCCTCCTGGCGCCGGCGCTCTCGACCGCGGCCTACGCCTTCGGCTGGTTCACGGCGCTACCCGCGGTCGCAGCGAACGCGGTCCCGGTGACCGGCGGGCGTGGGTACGCCTCGGCGGCCTTCGCGGGGCTGGTGGCGGCCCTGGTGACCTCCGGCGCGCACGGGCTCGTCAAGGCCGCGACGAATGGAGCGGCACCGCCCCCCGCGGCCCCGCCGGCGCCCGGAACCGCGGCATGAATCGCTTCCTGGCGGTCCTGGAGGAGGCACGCCGATGGATCTGGGTCCTGGCCCTCCTGGCGGGTCTCGCCGGCGTCTACCGGATCTTCGTCGGGGTGCCACGCCAGCAGCAGGCGGTCGCGGCGGTCGCCGGCGCCGCGGGCGAGCGCATCCATGCCGTCGAGGCCGCGGCTGCGCGCGGGGACGAGGCCGAGGTCCAGCGTCGGCACGCGGAGGCGATCGAGAGGGCGGAGGAGTTGCTTGGCACGAAGCGGTGAAGCTCAGAAAACTGGAGCCGGAATTCCTCAAGCTCCAATCGGCGAACAGCTTCCGGCGCGGGATCTCGATGGCCGGGACGGACGGGATCTGGTTCCTTTGCCCGAAATGCTTCCAAGCGAATGGCGGCCCCGTCGGGACCCATCATGTCCTGTGCTGGCGCCCTCACGTTCCGCAAAGCATCAAGCCCGGGCCCGGCAGATGGGAATGGACGGGAACGTCATTCGATGATCTGTCGCTCGTGGCGGGCTCGAGTTCAATCCTCTTGCTGAGCGGCTGCAAGGCGCACTTCTTCGTCACCAACGGAGAGATCGTGGGGCTCACATGAGAAAAGGCGACTGGAAACGCTTCACCCGCCGCCACCGCTTCGGCGAGACGACCCGGACGCATAGCCGGGCCGGCCTGCCGATCTACGACGAGCGCCGGCAGGCCCGTCTGCTCCGGGCGACCGATCACATCGCCGAGCGCTACACCGCGCGCGAGCTGGCCGACTCAAACCGGCTCCGCGACGCAATCACGGTCGTGAAGATGTACGTCTCCGGCTCCGGCGTCATGGTCCTGGGCGGCGATCTGTTGCGGCGCCTGGCCCGGGAAACCTACGGGCAGGGCCTCCGCCCGGGCCGGCGCGCGATGCACATCCTATTCGCCGTGTTTATAGCCTGTGCCGGCTTCCAGACGTCTGCACTGGCCGGCCCGCCGGCGTCCTCGGACTGCCGGGCCCGCCCGACCTGGTGCCAGGACGGCTACACCTGCGAGCCGACGAGCTGCACGACCCGGAGCACCGTCGCGCTTGAAGGGCTCGCGGCGCAGCTCGTCGCCGCCCGGGCGGAGCGGCCGCGCTGGTTCCGGCCGTTCGTCGAGGGCGGCCTCAGCTGGTCGCCGATCGATCAGAGGCGCGGGGCGTGGGCCGGCGCCGGCGTCCAGCTTTGGCGGCTGCAATTCTCGGCCGCGGCGACCGGGGACGGGGCCCAGCTCCGGGCGGGGTTCCGGCGGGAGTGGTGAACGGGGCTTCCGACCCGACTGTTACTTTTTGTAACGGCTGCACCAAGTCATCAGATTTGTAAAATCTTCAGTCCGACGCACATTCCCTCTTGACATTCCCAGACCGAGGGTCCATTCTTCCCGCGTTCCTGCTGGAGTGGATAGATGGTCACCTCTCATCAAGCCTATGTGACCCCTCGGCGCCGCCGGATGCTCGATGCCGGACTCCAGCAGGGCCCGCCTCGTCACCATCTTCGGTGCCGGGGGGTTTCCAAATTCTCCTTGACCGGCGCGGCCTTTCGCCGTACATCGTGGCCAACCTCCACCAGGGAGAAAAGTCACGGTGACCGCTCATGCCCCCGGTCGGGCATGACGTGGCGCTCTTCAGGGGTGGAAAGCGCTTCGTCGACGTCACGGCCGAGTTCCTCCAGCATCGATCGCTCTACAGCGACGATCGACGGACCACGCCGTCGAACATTCGCATCCTCGAGCGCCACCTGGGAGAGCTCCGGATCACCGACATCACACCGAAGGAGATCGAAGCGATGATCGCCGCGCGGATCTCCGAGGGCGTCGGACGAGCGACGGTCAATCGCCAGCGCGCGACGCTCTCGAAGTTCTTCTCCTGGGCGATTGGCCGCGGTTATCATCCCGGCCCCAATCCGGTCAAGGGCGTGATGAAATTCCGGGAGTCACCCGGTCGGACGCGTTACCTCGCGCCGGAGGAGGCGAAGAAGCTGATCCTCGCCGCGGCGCACCATCTCAAGCCGATCCTCATGACGGCCCTGCACACCGGCGGGCGTCTATCGGAGCTCCTGGCCTTGCGATGGGCGGATCTTGATCTCGATCGGCGGGTCCTTGTCTTTCGGAAGGAGACGACCAAGAGCCGCCGCGAGCGCATCGTCCCGATCGATGACGAGCTCGTGACCCTGCTCAGAGCTCTGCGGCCAGGAGCGGGCCAGGACCTCCTGTTCGATTACAACGGCCGGGGGATGAAGAATGTCCGGACGGCCTTCAGCACCGCCCGCCGCAAGGCGGGGCTGGAGGATATTCATTTCCACGACCTGCGCCATACGTTCGCTTCGTGGGCCGTCATGAATGGCCTCGACATCTACCGGCTCCAGACCTACATGGGACACTCGACGATCTCTCTGACGCAGCGGTACGCCCATCTCTCGGGCGAGTTCCTGCAGGACGGCGCGCGCTTCTTCGGGCCGCCGCGATCGGCGCGTCGGACTGACGAGAAGGAGTCGTAACTCGCGTGGCGATCTTCGGTCTGGGAAAACGAGGCGGGGCGGCTCTTTTTCGTAGTCCGACGCTCTATCCAGCTGAGCTATGGGCGCACATCCCGTGGGACGCGAAGTCTAGCACATCGAAGGCCGATCGACGGACACCGCGCCCTGCAAGTCCGAAGCGTCCCCGCGGGCTGGATCACGCCTCGGACTTTTACTCCGCAGCCTTCCTAACTCCACATCCCCTGGGTTTGTCGTTCCCCGCGTCTCCCCGCGTCCCCGCCTGTCCATCGCGATCCGTCCGTCCGCATGACGGTCGCCCTCCGTTTCTGAAGGTCGGGCAGTACGGCTCCGGGACGGCGAATCCGGAGCCACGGCTTCATCGCCATTCTCGCTCCCGGCTCAGCCGGGGAATCACGGCTACTCGGCGCACCCCGGGGAACCCGCGGGCCCTGGGGGCAAAAGGCCCGACGCAACACCTCCCAAGGGTGCTCTGCGCGCCAGGCTATCGGGGACGCGCCAGCGAGACGGGGGCCGGGGTCGGCCCGGGGGGACCGATCCCGGCCTCAATTATCCGGAGGCCGGCATGATCCGCCTCATCGTCCACTGCATTCGCTGCGGCTGGCGCGGGCTGCCGGATCAGGCCGAGGGACATGCCTGTTCGTACTGCGGCGAGCGCTGCACGACCGGACATCACTGCGAGGAGGACTGATGGCCAGGTATTGGGAGGCCGGTGAGAAGAGGACCTTCGCGCCGGAGACGCTCGCGCGCATGGCCGCCGTGCCCTGCGTTCCTGGCGCGGTCAAGAAGTGCCGCTGCGGGGCCACGCTCAAGACGTCGCTCGACGTCCAGATCCATGTCTGCGATCTCGAGCTCACGACGCGGCGGCGGATTCGAGGGGACCGGGAGACCAGGTGCGCGCTGTGAAGCACTAGCTCGCCTTCAGGAGGGCACGATGGGAACAGAACCGAAGTCACGAACAACCACAGCGGAGGCCGATCAGCCCGAGCTCGCTCCGCTGCCCGACACGGTCGAGCACGAGGAGACGGAGCTCCAGACGCTCATCGACCGCACCGCGCAGCACGCCCTGGCCAGGATGCCCTCGATCACCGAGAAGGAGGTCGAGCGGATCCTGAACGCCCGGGCGGCGCTCATCAAGACCGTGCGGGCGGTGGCCATCAAGATGACCCACCCGCACGACTGGACGCTCTATCGGGCGCGCGATGGGAGCGTGGTCGGCGTCCCCGCGGCCGCGGCTTGCCTCGTCATGCGGCGCTGGGCGGGGATCTCGATCCGGAACCATCGCGGCACGGACGGTCGACCCAGCATCCCCACCCGCCAGGAGACGGTCAACGGCAAGGGTGAGCCGATCTTCTACCTGGAGATGCTTGCGGACGGCTTCTGGGGCCAGAACGCCGAGCCCGACACCGAGTCGGTCCTGGCGAATCTCCGGTCGGACGACCAGTTCACCGGCCGGACGCAGCGCGAGGATCGGTTCGGCGGCCCGCGGCCCGAGGACCTGGCCCTCTCGCTGCGGACCACCCTCGACAGCAAGGTGGTGCGCGTCATGCTCGGGATCACCAAGGTGACGGAGGAGGAGCTGAAAGCGCACGGGCTCGACATCGCGAAGTGCACGAAGGGATCGGGGTTCGGGACCTCTTCGGAACGTGCCGCGGGAGCGGTGGCGGAGGAGGGCGTGCGCGCCGCCGCGGAGCAGCTTTGGAACGAAATCCTGCGGCGCACCGGCGGGAAAGCGGATGAAGCGAAGAAAGTCCTGAAGGACATCACGTCCTATCCATCGTTCAAGGGGCGCGACGGGAGCCAGGTGCCCGCCTTCGGCGGCCTCGACTCCTGGGAGCGTTTCACGACGAACGAGAAGATCCTGAAGGCCGCCGAGAAGCTGAAGAAGCACGAAGTCTTCGGCGACAGTCCCCAGGGCCAGTAGACGCGAAGCGGCCCCGGCGACGTTCTGAGCGCCGCCGGGGCCTGGATCAACAACCAACGCGGCGATCCTACCGCAGAAGGAAACGAGAGATGTCCCGATTCGTCGATCACTTCAACCGCAGGCGCATCGAGTTCTGGCATACCGAGGCCGCCAAGCGCCGGGCGCAGGACGCCGCTCGGACCAGCCCCAGGAATCCGGTCGCGAGCAACGTCAACTACGACTGCCAGCGCGAGATGTACCACGCGATCGTGGACTGGCAGGCGCGCCCGGATCCCGACCCCGACCGCCAGGAGCTCATGCGGAACGGCAACGTCGCCTCGAAGGCCGCGCGGCAACTCCTCGAGGAGATGGGCTACGAGCTCATCGAGACCGAAGGCCCCATCGAGCCCTTTCGCAACAAGGCCGGCCAGATCATCTATACCGGCCGCATCGACTACATCCTGAAGCTCGACGGCCGGAAGATCCCCCTGGAGGCGAAGGACGTCGAGTCCTACATGTTCGAGAAGCTCTCGACCTACGAGGACCTCGATCACTATCCCTGGACGCGGAAGTGGCGCGGGCAGATCCTCGTCTACCTGCTCCAGAAGAACCAGCCGGAGGGGGCCATCCTCCTGCACAGCCGTGGCCGGCTGAAGCCGATTCCGGTCATCCTCGAGGACCGGCTCGAGGACGCCGAGCGCGCCCTGCAGATCGGCGAGCAGGTCGCGGCCGCGGTGCTGAAGAAGGCGCCGCCGCCCTTCACCAAGGACCCGACCGTCTGCCGAAATTGCTGGGCCTTCGGCCGCATCTGCAACCCGCCCATCGAGGAGCAGGGCGCCGCGGTGCTCGATGCCGACGGCGAGCTCTACGCCTGGCTGGTGGAGCGGGCCGACGCCGAGGACGCGCACCGCCGCTACGAGTCGGCGGACAGGCGGGTCAAGGAACTGGTGAAGGCGGCCGGCATCGACAAGGGGATCTGCGGCGACTTTGCGATCTCCGTCACCGAGCGCAACGTCAGGGGCTACGAGGTCAAGGCCCGGACCGATCGGGTGGTGAAGATCGTCCGCGCGGTCGGTGCGGCCGCGAGACAGGAGGTCGCATGAAGACCTACAGCGGCACCCAATCCGGCGCCGGTGGCCAGCGCGTCCAGCTCGAGGAGGGGACCCGGATCACGACGCTGAACCCGCGGACGGATCTCTTCAACCACTCCCCGGACGGCTTCCAATGGGGCTACTACGGCAGCGGATCCGCCCAGCTCGCTCTCGCCTTGCTGGCGGATGCGCTCGAAGACGATCGTCGCGCCCTCGCACTCCATCAGGAGTTCAAGCGGCAGTTCGTCGGGCACTGGGGATCGATCTGGAGGATGACCAGCGAGGAAATCAGGGCGTGGGCCCTAGAAGAGGAGGAGGTCGCATGAACTTCGAGAAAGCCTGGAACGCTCTGGTCGCAGTGGTCGCCGCGAGCAACGACTACCGCGATCTCAAGAAATCCGAGATCGCCCTGGTCATGCTCCGCTGTCTGGCGGATCCGGATGGCGTGAGGGCCCAGATCGCCGCCGAGAAGAGCAAGGAGGACGCCGCATGAGCGCCCCTCAGCAGTCCCTCGTCCAGCCCGGCGCGCAGGAGCAGATCGCCGTCGCCGGCGGCCGCGCCCGGGCCCTCCTCGAGACGGCCGAGGCGCTCACCATCGACGGCCCGGAGAAGCGGGAGTTCGCGGCCAACTTCCGATCGCAGGTGAAGGCCCTGCAGAAGAGCCTGGAGGAGAACCGCATCGCCCTGGTCAACCCGCTGAACGATCACGTGAAGCGGATCAACGACGCGTTCCATGAAGTCGGCGCGCCCTTGGATCGCGCGCTAACGATCATCGACGACAAGGTCAAGGCGGATCGGCGCGAGCAGGAGCGGATCGCGCAGGAGGCCGCCCGGAAGGCCGAAGAGGTGAAGCAGCGACTCGAGCATGACGCCGTGATGAAGGCGGCCCAGGAGGCGAAGGCGGCCGGCAATTTCACTCCAAAGGAAATTGTCGCCTACGCCGAGAGCGCGCGGGCCGAAGTTCAAGTCCCCGCGCCGGCCCTCGCTTCCCCACCGAAGACGATCCGGGCGGAGAGCGGCGCCACCCTCTCGGTCAAGAAGGTCTGGACCTTCGCCATCGAGGATCTCGGCAAGGTTCCCGTCGAGTATCTCGCGCTCGACACGGCGAAGGTCCGGTGCGCGATCCGGGACGGCGTGCGGGAGATTCCCGGCCTGCGGATTTACCAGGACGATCAGGTCGCCGGACGGTAGTCCTAACAGCTCCAGCCTCTCCTCTTGAGGAGGGCATGGCCGACCAGAAGCGGTGGTTCAAGGTGTGGACGAGCATCCTCGACAATCCGGAGTTCAAGGAAATGTCCCTGGAGGACATCGGGAGGTGGCTCCTGCTCGGGGCTTCGACGGCTCTCAATGGGGACGAAGGCAGGCTGGAGGTGCCAGGCAACGGACGACACCTGTGCGACCTCCTTCGTGTCGACGATCTAGCAGCCGCTCAAAAGACCCTCAACAGGATCCCCTCCGTCGTGTTCGAAGAGCCCGAAAAGCGTCACGGTGCGCGCGCCGTGACATGGCGCAACTGGCATAAGTATCAAGTGGATACCACCATGGCGGATCGCGCACGGGCGTCACGGTCTAAGAAGAGAGGAGAAGAGAAGAGACGAGATCCCCCACCCCCTGCCCCCTGCCCCGCAGGCGGGGAGGGGGATGCGCTCTTCAGCACGCTCCGCGATCGAGAAAGCCGGGAGGCTGCCCGGGAGGCGACTCCGGTGCTGGTTCTGCGCCGGGTCAGGCCGGATCGGGCGACGGAGCGGGCGCGGCACGCCCAGGGCCTGCGCGAGTGCCCGACCTGCGAGAGCGGCTGGGTCGAGCCGGCGCGGGGGGAGACGCGGTGCCGCGACTGCCGGGCCGGGCCGGAAGCGCTGGCGTCCGTCGAGCGGCGCGCCCTCGAGGACCTGAACCGCGCCCGGGCGCTTCGGGGAGCTCCACCCATCCCGATTCCGGAGCGCTGAGATGACCGCCCTGGTCCGCGCCGCCCGCCAGGCCGTGCTAACGGCGTATCGCGGCCGCCGGGTGGAGTGCAGCTGGGAAGACTACCCGGCGATCCGCTCGTGGCTCGTGCGATCGGTGCGGTTCCTGTTCGAGGAGGGCGACGAGGAGCGGGCGGAGCGGGTGATGACGGAGATCCTGCGTCTGGACGGCATTCATGGGGGCCAGGAGCTCCCGGGGAGGATCGATGGCGAGGAAGCAGAGCGTGCGTGAGTTCCAGGAAGCCGGCGCCACGCCGGGCGTGGTCGCCACGACGATTCCCACGGAGGCACGCGCGGTCGGCCAGGCCGGCAGATATCTCGCGGCGCTGTCGCTCGCCGAGCTTTTCGAGTCGCCGATGAATCCGCGCAAGCGGTTCGAAGCGGCGGGCCTCGAGCAGTTGACGGCGAGCATCCGTGAGAAGGGCGTGCTCACGCCCCTCCTGGCGCGCCCGGTGCCCCCATGGGCCGAGATGCCCGCTGACCTCGACCGGAAGTACGAGATCGCCGCCGGCCACCGCC